TAACTAAAAAGAACGCAGTTGATATTTTTATCGATGAAGTTGCGAATAAATCAGGACCTAGCAATGTTCCGGCGTCTAAACCTCCTGCAACATAACTGCATAGAACCATATAAATTAAAGGTGAATAATGTCTGAAGATATTTTTGAAAAATATGCAGAGCTTGCGATGGAAAGAGGATTAGTTTCCAAAGGCGAGGATCTTAAAAAGAAATTAGAAAAGAATCCAAGGTGGGATTCTCAGGACATTTCTGCCATTGAACTTCTTTATGGCGTCAAGCCAGACTCTCCAAAAGAGATGGAATATAAGAAAAACATCGTAGAAATTGCTCATCCTAATGCTGTTGTCGTATCTACATCTCATGATAGATTAAATGGATTAGTTGAAAATCTTAATGAAAGAAACAATATTATGATTAATATTGTTAATAAACCAGTTGATGGTCATTTATATGGAAGACGATATGCTTCAGATGAATTAGTTCGTTCATTAGTTAGAATTGCCAATGATATGGATAATAAAAATTCTGATAAATTAAGAATTTTGGCTGATAGATGCATTGAGCAAATGAATAAAAAAAGTTGGGTTCAACTTGCGATCGGCGCAGGCGCCGCTCTTCTTGGCGGAGTTTATCTGCAACAACATGCTGATATGGCAAATATTGGATTAGAAGGAAATGCTATAAGACTTATTGGTGAATTGGAAGATTTTTTGGGCGATCATTTAATTGGAACAGTTTATACTGAAAATTTTCAAAAAACAATACAAAAATTAATTGATAGAGTTAATTTATTATTAACTAGATACAAGCAATTTAAAAACGAAATAGATACTTTGCAAAAGCCAAAAGATTTTGAAGAAATGACGGCGTATGTTTCTGGAAGTGGAAGTGCTGTTGAAGGATCTCCTCTTGCTTCCGCCGAGTTTCCCAAAATTTATCAAGAATTTAATGATTTAGTTAATAAATCTGATGCATTATTTGGTCAAATTGAAAAAAGATTTATAGATCAATCTTATAAAACTGAACAAATGAAAGAGGTTGGAATTGGCGAAAGAATTAATAGATTTTTTGGTGGCGTTTTCACTGGAGATAAAAAAAGTTTAGCTACAGATGATTTTATAGATGTATTAAAAGCATTAGCTCCATTTAAACAATCATTAGTTTCTGTTTTAAATGTGCTTAAAAAAGCAGATCAAGAAGCTAAACAAGAATTTGAAACAATGAAATCCGAACATACTGCTAAAATGTCTGGAAATAAGCCTCCAACAGGTCAGGAACCAACTCAATTAACAGGTAAAAAACCTGCCAAAAAGACCAATCCTTTAGAAGGATTTGACTTTGATGCGGCAGAAAAAGCGCTTAAAAGATAAAAATATTGATAAAACATATCAATAAGAAAATATGTTAGTTAGATTTTGTAAGTTCAGGTGTAAGTAAACCTATTGCCATAAAATGGCTTTAAGATTTAAAAGGTAAATAAAATGGCTCTTAAACTTTTACAACCAGGTACTCAACCATTAGGTCAGTACGACGGTTATGATACTCAAGTTACTCTATTAAAGGGTGGCGAAGTTGTTACTTTAACAAGCGTTGCATTATCAAGTTCTGATAAAGCAGCTTTCGATTCTTTTGATGGTTATATGAATCCAACACAAGAACGCAGAGTAGTTGTAACAAGCACTCTTGTTGCAGGAACAACTCTTTTCATGTTAGCTGACGAAGGTGTTGCAGGATATGGTACTATGCTTGGCAGCTTAGTGGGCGAGACTGTTGGACAGAATACCTCTGGTACTGTTCTTGGACCTCACACTACTGCAGGTTCCGGCAAAGTTACTTGCTGGGATAAGCCAGGTCTATATGCAGTATCTCTTGATGCATGTGATACCAACCCAACCACAGGTCTTCAACCAACCAACCCAACTCTTCAGACGGGCGACCCTCTTTTCGCAGTGCTTGCTGGTGGAGCATTAACCACAGCTGGTGGTGCAACTCACACAACGGCTAGAGTTGCAACGTTCGTTTCCTTCGAGACCAACGGTTCTTTAGTAAATACTCCAACCAAACTATCTCAAGCTCTTAACAGCCCATCCGGTTCACCCGCACCTGCTAAGTCCTTTAAGTTTGCAGTATTTTACTTCCAACCAGGTAACGTATAATTTAAGTTAAGTTAGTTTAGTTCTTTAAAAAAAGAGACGCCCTAGGGCGTCTCTTTTTGTTTTTATACAATTAAAAAAATCTAAATTAGAAAGAATTAAAGAATAAATCTGGGAATAATAGCATATTCAATTAAACTTGTGCCTTATTGCACAAGGCGCTGGTAAGACTGGCAACCAATTCAACGGAGATTTCATATGAATATGTTTAGCGGTAAAGGCGAATTAAACGCCGGCTCTTTAAAAGAAGCCATTCAAGTTTTAGCAAAGTACGCATCAGTACTTGAAGACAACACCCCATCTAACTTAGGTTTAGCTGGTCAGTCTTCTCTTTCTGATGAGAAGCGTGACGAATTAATTTCTCGCGCTATTATGACTCAAGACGGAAAAATTGCATTAGCGCAAGCGATGGCAAACCCAATCCGTAGAAACTTAGACTACCACGGAATTGCTCGTAGAGCACTTGTAGTTGATCCATTGCCACAAGGCGCAATCCCAACTTACGAGCGTGATATCGACGTTGCTGCAGTTGTTATTTCAAGCAACGGTACTGGTCCAGAGTCCAGAGTATTCGGTGAGCGAGTATTAGTTCCTGAATTCGAAATCTATGCGAACCCAACTGTTAGAATCGCTGAAGTTAAAAGACGCAGATTCAATGTAATTGACAGAGCAGTTCAGAAAGCTCGTCAAGAGATTATGGCTCAAGAGGACGCGAACGTGTTCGCCGCTCTTGATGCAGCATCCTCTGTTGAAAACGCATTACAAGATATTGCGGACGCAGGCATGTTAAAGCGTGACCTTATCGAAATCAAAGCACAAATTGATCGTTGGGACTTAGTAACTACCAAGTTCTTTATGAACATCAATGAGTTCACCGATATCCTTAAGTGGGGATCTGGTGGTGGTCAAGGTGTTTCTGGTGGAGAGCTTGATCCAGTTACCATGCGTGAAGTTCTTCAAACTGGTCTTTATGCGCACATCTGGGGAGCTGACATTATGGTTAGCAAGATCGTTCCACCTGGAACTGTCTACGGCGCTGCCGATCCAGAGTTCGTCGGAGTTATGCCAGTACGTCAAGACATCGAAGTTCTTCCAGCAGACGAACCAAAACAATTAAAGTTGGGTTGGGTTGTTTCTGAAATCATCGGAATCGGTATCGTTAACCCACGTGGTGTCGCAGCCGGTCGTAAGAGCGTTGTTATCGGAGCCTAATTAGCTGACTGATAAGTAAAATTTAAAAAGGTTGGTAGAGAAATCTACCAACCTTTTTTTATATACTATTATAAATGTATAATGTCGTGCCACCTATGATAGGTAATAATATATGACAGCGCTTAGTCCACGAGTTAATGGAAAAGACTTTAATATTTTCAAAAAAATTACGGTCTCTCACTCTATTTTTAATAGTGATGCCGACGTTATTATAACATTTCCAATTGAACATTTATCATTATTTAATGAGGGCACTGGAGTAATAGAAGTTTCTTTTAATGGTAATACCGTTCATTCTGAATTAAATCCAAATATTGGAACGGCTAATGTTACTATACATAATCAAGGCATTAGTAAGATATGGTTAAGATTAAAATCTGGGGGTATTTCTACCGTTAGAATTCAAACTAATTCTGCCGTAGAAACTTCTTCATTATCTTCTATATCAGGCGGACTTCCTATTCAAATTAGCGCATCTTCGCCCTCTGGAGATGCTTTTGGCAGATTAAGAACCTCTGATCCTTTCACCATTTTTGAAAGTAAACAATTGTTTGATAATCGTGATATTGTTTGGTCAACAGTATTAACATCAGGTGGTTTATCTACTTTTAATAGTAATAGAGCATCTTCTTTATTATCTGTAACTTCTACAATTGGATCATCTGCTATTAGGCAAACAAAGCCAAGATTTAATTATCAAGCAGGCAAATCAATGCTTGATATGTCAACTTTTGTTATGGGAACTACTCCTCCAGGTATTACTAAAGAAGTTGGTTGTTTTGATGGGTATAATGGATTATTTTTAAGAAATGATGGATACAATTTATATTTTGTAGTTCGTTCTAATGTAACTGGGACCCCAACAGATATTGCTACCGTTAGCTCTTCTTGGAATATTGATAAATTAGATGGTTATGGAATAAGTGGAGTTACATTAGATATTACAAAAGCACAAATTTTAGTAATAGATTTTGAATGGCTTGGCACTGGAAGAGTAAGATTTGGATTTAATATAGGTGGTAGTACATACTATGCTCACCAATTATTAAATTCTAATAATAATTCTTCTGTATATATGTCAACCCCAAATCTTCCATTAAGATTTCAGGTAACTAATGTAAGTTCTTCAATTGCATCTACATTTGAACAAATTTGCAACACTGTATTGTCAGAGGGTGGTTTTGATTCAAAAGGATATTCGTTTAGTGCTGACCGTGGCAGTACACCATTAGCTAGTGTAACTCTTACCGCCCCAACTTACCCATTAATTTCATTGAGATTAGACACAAATAAATTGGGGGCAGTTATTGTTCCCAAGCATATTAGTATTTTATGTACAACTAGCACGGCTAAATTTAGATGGGCGCTGATTTTAAATCCCACTATTGCCGGCGCTGACGCCGCATCCTGGACAGCTATTGCTAATAGTGCGGCACAATATGATGTTTCTAGAACTCTTACAAATACATTAAGCGCCGGAATTCAATTAACATCTGGATATGGTACAGAAGGGACCGCTACCATTGAAATAGATATAGAAACATTATATACTTTAGGCATTAATTTAAGCAATGTTTCTGATCAATTGGTGGTGGCGTTACAATTGATGACTAATGGTCCTGATTCTTTTGCAGCGGCTATTTCTTGGAAAGAATTTGTGTAAATTTCAATAAATATTCTTTATTGTTATTATTTGGATTTTTCATTATCTCTTGATAAGCCAAATCTAAGATTTCTTTAAATTTCGGTCCGGGTTGAACGCCCAAAGCAATTAAATCCTTGCCCGAGATTTGAAGCTCATTTCTTCCCCATATAAGCTGGTTACGATTCTTTATCAGATCATCTAGTATTCCACCTAGCTTAATGGATTCTACGAATTTCATAAATTGATTTAAACCTTCTTCGTAGCCATAGGGCGAGTTATTTTTAATATACGTCAAACCATCGCGAATATTGAGAACCGGCTGATTATATAATTTAGTTATTTCATCTAATGAATTGAGAATAAATAATATATTATTAATTTCATCATTGCTAAATGTCATTGTTTTTAATGTTTGATTTATGAATTTCATATCTCCATGATCAAACATTAAAATTGCCATTTTAGTTTCATACATACCATCGCAATTATCAATGGCAGTAAAATCAAATTTAAGTTCATAAATAGTTTTATGAAAATGTGGCATGATATATTCAAAAGCCTCAATATCATATAATAATTGCAAACCAATGCTCGGCGTTTTTGTTTGCAAAATCTTAACCAATTCGCCTTTAATTCTTTCTTTAGAAATAGAATCTAATTTATGAGAACAAACCGCCATACCCGTTAATGTAGTATGTTCTATTGTATAGTTTAATCGAGCCGCAAAGCGCGCCGCTCGCATTACCCTTAAACTATCTTCCGAAAATCTTGCGGCAGCAAAACCAACGGCTCTTAATACTTTATTTTGCAAATCTTTAATGCCATGAAAGGGGTCTTTTAATATATTATTAATAGGGTCATAAGCCATTGCATTTATAGTAAAATCTCTACGAAGTAAATCTTCTTCAAGATTCTTGACAAATTCGACATTATCCGGTCTTCGCCCATCCGTATAAACTCCTTCAGTACGAAATGTAGTTACTTCGTAATTAAGATTATTATATACAACCGTTATAGTTCCATGTTGCAATCCCGTGGGATATGTTTTCGGAAATAGTTCCATAACTTCCTCGGGGGAGGCGTCAGTGCAAATGTCCCAGTCTTTTGGCGTAATTTCTAACAAAAGGTCTCGAACACAGCCTCCGACAATATATGCTTGATAACCAGAAGTTTGTAAAATTTTACAAATTCCCCAAGCGCCATCGTCTATTTTTTGCGGATTAATATTCATGGTGGAGAATTTAATATCAAAATAAAAATTGTCAAGGGACATCATAAGTTAATAATAAAGCATAATGATAGCCCTTCCACCCTAAAGAAAAGCATGGATATCAAAGACTTTACAGAAATTTACTATCTTATTTCTACTGGAACGCAAGACGTAGCCTGGAGAAAAGATACCGCCAAATTACGCAAAGAAGCAATGAAATCTATTGTTTCTACAGGTATTGTTAAGTTGGCTTTTGATACTCGAAGAGTTAATCAGGAAACTGATTATATTCCACGTCGAGGCTTGCAAAATTATCACAGGAGTGAAGCATTTCTTTCAGAGGCAACATCGGACAAAATTCAAAATTTTGCAAAGCTTAAAAGAGGTCTTGAAGATTTAAAATTAAAACTTGGCAAGCAGCCTGAATGGCAAGACTCTTATGCGCGTGTATTATTAAGTACAATTGATCGTGCAATTAGAACTGACCAAAAAGATGGCGATTATTCTGAGACTCAACCCGGTGTTGGTAGTTTAGACTATTTAGAAGAACTTTTATATACTAGATATAGATTGGATATGAATAGTATTGCAACTAAATCTGAAGACGAGTTAAATAAAATAATTTTAGCTAAAGACGAATCTTTGACTCATAAAGATACGAGTAATGTTGAAATCTCAAAAAGAGATATTGTAACTAAAAGTTATGACAATTTACTTGATAAATTATTTGATGGTGTAAAAGCTACAAAAGATAATAAAAATGTTGAACGCACGGTAACAATAACGATAAGAGATACATATTTAGATGAAAAATAATTTCATTAAACGAGCCAATATAGCTCATAATTATCAATATAGTTATTTTCACATTAACTATGTTAATAATCGTACAAAAATTGAAATTATATGTAAAATACATGGAAAATTCGAACAAAGACCAGATAGTCATCTTAATGGTAGTGGATGTCAACAATGTGGTGCAATAAAGAAAGCAAATTCTAAAAAGAAAACTCAGCAAGAGATTATAGAAAAATTTATAAGTCAACACGGTAATAAATATGATTATTCAAATGTTCAGTATTCTAATATAGATATTAAGATAATAATTATTTGCAAGTTACATGGAATGTTTAAACAAACACCTTATGATCATATTAAGGGACATGGTTGTGCTAGATGTGCCGGTGTTCATAAATCATCAAATGAAGAATTCATTATACAATCGAATCAAAAACATGATTATAAATATAATTATCCAAAAGTTGATTATGTAAATAATAAAACCAAAGTAGTAATTTTTTGCAAAAAACATGGGGATTTTTATCAATCTCCTAATCGTCATTTAATGGGTGATGGTTGTCCAATATGTGCCCCCAAATTTTCAAAACCAGAAATTATATGGTTAGATTATTTAGGAATTCCAAATGATAATAGCCATAGAATGGTTAAACTGCCAGAGTTTAAAAAATATATTGTAGATGGATTTAATCCGAACACTAATACTGTATATGAATTTTATGGAGATTATTGGCATGGCAACCCTCAAAAATTTTCTCCTAATGATATTAATCAGATAAATTATAAAAGTTTTGGTGAACTTTATCAAAAGACAATAAACAGAGAGTTGGAAATTAAAAAAGCGGGCTATAATTTAATTACTATTTGGGAGTTAGATTGGAACAAATTGCCAGATAAATTTGTGGAGCAGAAGTAATGAGTAGTGACGAGTTTGCCCCGTATTTTAAAAAATACGGATGCTTTATAGCT